TGTCCATCACAAACTCAAGACAATAAGTGTGGTAGTTGCCGTGCCTGTTGGAGTCGTAAAGTTAAACAAGTAAGCTACGAGGAGCATTAATATGGCAAGAGATCACAGTGAATACCTAGATGACTATTGTTATTCAAAATATGGTCATTTTAATTGGGGATATTTAGATACCTATACAAAAGAAGAACTAGCAAAAGCAGATCATGATATAGAAAATAATATTGTTTTTTGGCACGAAGATGAGGAGGATGAATGAAACCTAAATGCACAGGTTGGGCTATAGTCGCAACAATGGAAAGACCAGATGGTACTTGGTACACAGATACAATCACGGAGATAGATGATGATACAGCATCAACTGTTGATACTTTTTTAACTGAGTATTGCGAAGAAAAAAATGAGTGACACATTTACACTAACACTTAAGTTTAGAATACTTGTTGAACAACTAGGTGGCGAGGTGACTGAGAATGCCATGTACCTTGATGGCAAAGGTAGTCAATTCACATTTAAAATAAAAGATAAATCTTTTGCAGTTGACTTGTGGGATGAAAGTATAGTGGAGGATTTTAGCACATGACATTTGTTTGGCGACACCCAAAATTTTATAAAAAATCAAAAGATGACTTGACAAATGAAGTAAACTATGATAAGGGAATTAATCATGAAAAAATACAAAGTAAGACTAGCAGGACTAGGAATAGAAGCAGTAGCAATAATACCATTCGAGGAAGAACCAACACTAGAGAAGATAGAAAATAACGTAGCTTATTATTTAAATAATAATCTAATGAAAGTAGAGGCTAATGAGTTTGTTAGCCGAGATAGATACTTAATAACATACGAGGAAGTCCAAGTTGAATTATAAGCAACAGTTAGAAGTCATTAAAAATCTAAACTTAAAACAAGATCACAAAGAGAGAACAGATTGTCCATTCTGTCATCATAGTAATACAATGCTAATTGATACCACTGGTAATAGTATTGGCTGGTACTGTTTTCATGCTTCGTGTAAAGCAAAAGGAAAACACGAGGGGCAAAAAACTATGGACTATGTTATTAAGACTTTCTCAAATAAAAAAGATGATTCGGAGTTATCAGTATTTAATCTACCAGAAAGTTTTAAGTCCCCATTCTCTCATGAAAAAGCAATGAAGTATTTACGAAACAACAACTGTTGGGATTCTTTTATGATGAATAGAGCAGATATTAAATATGATGTAGCACAAGACAGAGTTGTATTTGTAGTTAAAAATAAATATACAAATGAATACGCAGGTGCAGTTGGCAGAGCATTACATAAGGACACATATCCTAAATGGTTTATGTATGGTAATAAGCATGTTCCTTTTATTTGTGGTGAGGGTGATGATGCAGTTATTGTAGAAGATTGTGCTTCTGCATGTGCAGTATCTGGTGTACTAACTGGTATTGCTTTGATGGGTACATCATTAGCAGATACACACCTTGCACATATAATGCAATACAAAAATATTTATGTTGCACTTGACAGAGACGCAACTACTAAATCCTTTTCTATTGCAAAAGAGTTAAGGTCAAAAGGTTTTACAAACGTAAAAGTAAAAGCATTGGAAGATGATTTAAAATATTTTAAAACAGAAGAGATAAGGAGTATATTTTATGACTGAAGAAATGATGAAAGAGATACTTGAAAGTTGGACTAACTGGAAGTATGATATTATAGATACAAACAAAGCAGATTGGACTCAAAGGGATCAGAGCAAACTTGACACAATTACAGTTATACTAGAGAACGAACTAAAAGTACAAAAAGCAATCAACAGAAGATAATGAAGGGAGACACGATGGAAAAACAGATACTAAAAAAGATGTTAGATAAATCTTTTTACGACCAATACAAAGGATCAGTATCAAGCAGTGTATTTGAGGGTGACTTAGGTTCTTTGTTTGACACAATCAAGCGAGCACACTCTGAGTATGAGGACTCAATAAAGTTAGATGAGTTATATGGATTGCATACTACAATGTATAATCCTGCATTAACTAGGGCAGCAAAAATAAAATTCAATGAGCTGATTGAAGATTTAAAAGATGTACAAGAACCATCTAACGAGATAGCAAAAGATATTATGAAAGTTCTTGTAGAAAGAGAGACTGCACAGAAGATAGCAGTTGAAGCCACAGAAATATTTAATGGTAAGCCTGCAAACTTTAATGATATTATTTCTATAATAGAAAAGCACAAGACAAATACTCCAGATGAGAAAGTAGAATCTGTGTCCAATAATATTGGAGAAGTTATGAATCAATTAGTTGATACAACTAAATGGAAGTTCAGTATCTCTACACTGAGAGACGAGGTTGGTGGTATTGGTGATGGTAATTTAATGATTGTGTTTGCTAGACCAGAGACAGGTAAGACTGCTTTTTGGGTTAGTCTAGTGTCATCACCAGATGGATTTGCTGAGCAAGGTGCTAAAGTTCATGCGTTTATAAATGAAGAACCTGCAGTTAGAACTCAGATGAGAGCCATATCCTGTTATACAGGAATGACAAGAGAAGAAATAGTTGAGAACATAGAGATTGCAAATGGTAAATGGGATTTAATAAAAGAGAATATACAACTATATGATACTGTTGATTGGACAATGGACGATATAGATTCACATTGTGAAAAACATAAGCCAGATATTATTGTTATTGATCAACTTGACAAAGTAAATATTTCTGGTATATACGCAAGGTCAGATGAAAAACTCAGAGCAATATATACTAGTGCCAGAGAGATTGCAAAACGTAGAAAGTGTGCTATCATTGCAATATCACAAGCATCAAATGATGCACATAATAAAAGACATATGGATTTTAATATGATGGAAAACTCTAGGACTGGTAAAGCAGCTGAGGCTGATTTAATTATTGGTGTGGGTAAAGCACCAGATACAAATGGTCAAGAGAATATTGATAGATCATTATGTATTTCTAAAAATAAAATAAATGGGTATCACGGAATTATTGATGCTAAAATTTATAGAGAGATAAGTAGGTACGATGTATGATTACAGTAGTTGACGTAGAAACAACATATCAAAAAAATAAAAACAATGGATTTGATCCATCACCATTTCACCCAGATAATAAACTGGTAAGTGTAGGATTAGAGTCAAAGTTTGGTAGTGAATATTATTTTACTTACCACTCTGAAAAAGTTAGTGAGGGGTGTTATGGCAATATACAAGAGAGGCTAGACCAAACTACTTTATTGATAGGACACAATCTTAAATTTGATTTAATGTGGCTACTTGAAGCAGGATTTAAATATTCTGGTAAAGTCTATGATACTATGATAGGTGAATATATACTTAACAAAGGTGTTAGAAAATCTTTGACATTGCAAATGTGTTGCCAACGTAGGAAGATAGGTATGAAGGATGATCGTATAAAGGAATACATGGATCGTGGTATATCTTTTGACAACATACCTGCTGATCTTGTTGAGGAGTATGGTAGAAATGATGTAACAATTACCAAGAGATTATTTGAGTCTCAGATGGCAGACTTTAAACTTCCTGCTAATAAAGATTTAGTTAAGACTGCTAAGATGATGGGTGAGTTTTTAGTTGTATTATCTGACATGGAACGTAATGGTATCTATGTTGATCTAAATGTTTTAGAAAAAGTAAATGCAGAGTACACTGCAGAAAAAGAATATCTAAGGCAGAAGATAGGTAAGATTGTTTATAATAAAATGGGTGACACAGAAATAAATTTATCTAGTCCAGAACAATTATCATGGTTAATCTATTCTAAAAAACCTTTAGACAAAAATAATTGGGCCAAAATATTTAATGTTGGTGTAGATAAGTCAACAGGTAAAAACAAACGAAGACCACAGTTTTCATTAAATCAATTTAGATCTCTAGTTAAAAACAATACTGCACCTGTATATAAAACAAGTGCAAGCAAATGTATACCTTGTGATGGTAAAGGTGTAACTAAAAGAATAAAAAAAGATGGCAGTCCGTATAAAAATTATACTAAATGTTCTGACTGTGATGGTGATGGATTTATATATCACAAGATGGCTAAACTTGCAGGGTTTAATCAAGTTCCTAGAAGTGTATATGATATATCAGAGTCTGGATTTAGAACAGATAAGGTAACTCTATCTAAACTTTCAGCAGAATCTGAGGGAGAACTTAGAGAATTTTTAGATGCTATTGTAAGATACAATGCAATAGATACTTATCTATCTACTTTTATTTCTGGTATTAAAGATCACACAGATGATCAAGGTATGCTACATCCTAAATTTATGCAGGCAGTAACTGCAACAGGTAGACTGTCGAGTCGTGATCCTAATTTTCAGAATCAACCTAGAGGAAAAACATTTCCTATTAGGCAAGTTGTTAAGTCAAGATTCTCTAATGGTAAAATATTGGAGATAGATTTCTCTCAGCTTGAATTTAGAACTGCAGTGTTTATGGCACAAGATAAACAAGGTATGGAAGATATAAAAAATAATATTGATGTGCACCAATACACTGCAGACATTATTGGAGTATCAAGGCAAGATGCTAAAGCACATACATTTAAACCTTTGTATGGGGGTGTAACAGGTACTGAAGACGAAAAGAAATACTATCGTAAGTTTTTAGAAAAGTATAAAGGTATAAAAGCATGGCATGATAAATTACAAACACATGCTATTAAATTTAAATGTATACAAATACCTACAGGTAGGCAATACTCATTTCCATATGCTCAGCGTATGCCTTGGGGTGGTTCTAGTTATGGTACACAAATAAAAAATTATCCTGTGCAAGGTTTTGCAACAGCAGATATTGTTCCATTAGCGTGTATAAATATTCACAATCTAATGAGGGAACAGAAAGTAAAAAGTTTACTCGTAAATACAGTTCACGATTCTATCGTAGCTGATGTTTATCCTGGCGAAGAAAGTGTGATGGGTAAAATATTCAAGCAGGGCACAAGTAGTGTTATTGATTCATTGAAAGAATATTATAATATAGATTTCAATGTTCCACTTGACACAGAAACAAAAATAGGATATAACTGGTTAGATATGAAGGAGGTAATAACCATATGAGTTTAAATAATACTGAAGATAAAACTAGAAAATATATAATCATGGGTAAGTTTGATCACTCAAATAAATTTATATTTGAAAAACAATTCATTAACAAGCATAGTGCAGATGCATACGCAGAGTTGATGACTGCAAATAAAGAGCATGACGGATACGAATACTTTTTATTTGAACAATCGAAAGCCTATAAATTGGAGGACTAATATGATTGAGGCATTAGAAACTTTAGATGAATATGATGATTCAGACATTACTGTCTACGATGAGTATCAAGCCTTTGTAAATAGTTTCGAAGGAACTTATGATACTTTGTATTTAAATAAAGATCATGAAGACTATTCATCATGGAAGCAATATGCTGAGTATGATGGATTCAAAGTAATACAAACCGATGAGGAGACACGCTTATGTTAGATATATTTTTATCTGCCTGCTTAGCAGTTGTTATTTTCTTTTGGGTATGCGATTTGGTGTACCCACCATACAAGAAAAAAAATAAAAAATAGTACTTGACATTTACTATAAAATATGATATACATTAATTTTTACAAGGAGGTGTTCAATGTCAGACAATGAACTTATAAATATAAACCAAATGACCGATGAGCAAATAATGAAAGCTATAGGTCAAGACGATGGTACATCTAGTAGTGATGGCATTCCTAGATTATCTATTAATAGAAGCCCAGAAGATGACGATGGTAATCAAATACCAGTTGGTTATTTTTCTGTGTT